GTAATTGCCGAAGCAAAACAAACTAATCGACAAATCATCGACAAACTCCTTGCTGATCCTAGTCAGATCACCGATGCTGACCGTGTTCAGGCTGAGGCTGTTCGTAAGTACTACAAAGCGTTTACTTTCAAAATCCTTCAAGGTAAAATGTTGTCAGAGTTTGACAACAATGCAATGGTTATCTCTAACCGCGATGTTATCGAGTCCAATTATGATGTTGCAGTGATCGCAAGTCTCCCTGCTTCGTATGAGCGGGCAGTTAAGCGTGACAGTCTTAACCGCAAGATTGAAAGCGCAACGGGCGGATTTGTTGGTCGTGTCGGTGATAAGGTCAATCTCAAGGTTGAGGTTATTCGTAGCGTGTTCAGCCAGCAGTGGAACGTGTTCTTTATCACTGGTATCACTACTGACGATCAGCCGGTGTTCTTTAGCTATCGTGAAGCTATCCCAACTGGCAAGTCAATTGTTGCTCAGGGCACGGTTAAGGCTCACCGCGATAATAGCACCCAACTCAACCGAGTGAAACTTGTCTAAGTTAGACCGAGCTATACAAGTGATAGGAATCATTCCTATCACTTATTTACTAACCCACTAAGTGGAATTCAAACGCAAACAAATAGAGGATAAAATGGGTCTTGATATGTATGCTTATGTTGGTCGTAAGGGTCAATACCACGATCATTACTATAATGATGAGGCTGAGGTACCCAAACCTCGTGAAATTGCATATTGGCGAAAGCATCCCACTCTTCATGGTTGGATGGAGAAACTTTGGGTTAGTAAAGGTATGCCTGGTATAAGTGGTATGGGTACTGACTTCAATGTTAAGTATGGTATGAGTACTTCTACTCAAGGATTAATGAATACTGACTTCAACGGTGTTGAACTTGAACTGACTTGGGAAGATGTTGATAACCTTGAACGAGCGGTTAGGCATGGTGTGCTTCCTTCTACTCAAGGATTTTTCTTTGGAAACCCCGCAGACGAGGTGTATTTTGAACGGGATTTGGAATTCTGTGCTAATGCTAAGGCAGAATTGTTCCTAGGCTTAAAAGTTTTTTATAATTCAAGTTGGTAATTATGGCAGGCTACGAAACAATTCTTAAAATTCGCAGAATTGAGAAAATATGCGAACAATTGGGATTCATGTTCTCCGATAGTAAATACGGCGGCATGGGAACCTATGACATGCTTGCTCTTAAACCAAAAGACCAAGAAAGTCTTCCCCCATATAGTCGAGATGCCGAATTATTTTGCGGCACAATTGACCAACTAGAAATGTGGTTGCGAGGTGTTCAATGGGCTAGAGATTATGACCGTATGTTGTTTGGTGTTAAACACGACAAAACCCGCGAGCGTAAAGAACAGGATGAACGCAATCGCCAATTGGTTAAAATACTCAAAGGAGAAAAAGAATGAGCGCAAGTTGGATTAACAAACTTACCGAAAGCGATAGCCGTCTACATAAAGAAGATGTTATTCGGCAAGCTCTTGAAGCAAGTGTTTTGGGTAGTACAAATGCCATTAATTTTCTAACATTGGTTAAGGTCTGCTATAATCCTTATGTAACTTTTGGTGTTCGTCAAATTCCAAGTACAGACGATATTACCGATGCTGAAAATCCTTGGGAAGAATTTAACGACCTTCTATGTAATCTTGGTCAACGAGGATTAACTGGTAATGCTGCTAGGGATGCTATTGAAGATATAAGCCTTAGGTTCGATAGTGAAGAATGGAATACATTCTGTGCTCCTGTACTTAGACGAGACCTTCGTGCAGGAATTTCAGAAAAAACAATTAATAAAATCTGTAAAAAAACAGAGTATGAAATCCCTGTTTTTGCTTGTCAATTGGCTGCTAATAGCGAGGGTCGTCCTGAGATGAGAGGTATCAAACGCCTTGAGCCTAAATTGGATGGTGTTCGGGTATTGATGATGGTAATGATAAGTGATACCGGTAATGCAGTTTTTTCATATAGCCGCAACGGCAAACTATTTGAAAACTTTAGTCACATTGAACAACAAATTAGTGATTACTTAACAAAATTAGTTAGACATAACCGTTCATTAATGAAGGGTTTTGTACTTGACGGGGAAGTTATTGGCAACTCTTTTCAGGAGTTGATGCGTCAGGCTCGGCGTAAAGAAAATGTACAAGCCACTGATTCTGTGTTCAACATTTTTGATATCATTCCAATTGATGATTTCCGTCGAGGATATTGGAACGCTCAACTTGAAAAGCGTATTGAGATGTTGGAATATATGCGTCCCGTAATTGATGTGTTGCCTAATGTTGAATTGCTACCACATATTATGGTAGACCTTGATACGGCTGAAGGCAAAGACCAACTTATGCGTTATGCTAAGGATCAAGTCAATGCAGGATTTGAAGGCATTATGATTAAAGACGTTGGTGCTCCGTATGAATGTAAACGTAATACATTTTGGATGAAGTGGAAACCAGTATGTGACTATGATTTAACAGTAGTGGGCATTGAACCTGGCACTGGTAAAAATAAAGGCCGTATGGGCGCTCTTGTGTGTGAAGGTGAAGATGACGGAAAACACATTATTGTAAATGTAGGTAGTGGTTATACCGACGAAGAAAGGCAGTCATATTGGGATAATAAAGACGCTGTTATCGGAAGAACCGCAGTTGTAATGGCTGATGCTATTACACAAAATCAGGATGGTAGTTATAGTCTACGCTTTCCTAGATTTAAAACATTTCGAGATGACAAATAATTTTAAATTTTATTAATTGGGTAAACCGATAATCATTATTGAAAAATGTCATAACGAAAACTGTTAATTTTTCTTGACTAGCTAGAAAAAAATGCTATATAATACATATATTAGATTAGTGTTTACACTAATATAAGTTTTCAAAAACACACTAAGGAGAAAAATATGAAAACAGTCGGCTATCAATTAGAAAAATTTGCCCTAACAGGCATTAATCCCGGTAAAGACGATTTCTTTACTATCACCAATTGGTCATTTCCAGAAAAGTGGAAAATTATTGTATATTATCCAAAAGATTTTACTTTTGTTTGTCCTACTGAAATCGTAGCTTATGACAAGCTATTCCAAGACTTTGCTGATCGTGATGCAGTATTGCTAACTGGCAGTACCGACAATGAGTTCTGCAAATTGGCATGGCAACGTGCCCACGAAGATTTGGGTAAAATTCGCCACATTCAGTTTGCTGACACACAACGTGGTGAACTCAGCTTGATCGAACAGCTTGGCGTGTTCTATGATCCAGCTGGTGCTGCTCTACGTGCCACTTTTATCATTGATCCCAGTAATGTAATCCAACACGTTACTGTTAACAACTTGAACGTGGGTCGTAGCCCAGAAGAAACATTGCGTGTATTAGACGCATTGCAAACTGGCGAATTGTGTGCATGTAATCGTACAGTGGGCGGAGAGACTCTATAATGGTACAGAATAATGTAATGAGTGATAAATACTTGTATGGAAACAATCACTCATACATCATTCGTCTATAAATGGATGCACTTGCCTACGGGCAAGTGGTATATTGGCAGTAGAACCGCTAAAGGATGTCATCCTGAAGATGGCTACATTAGTTCAAGTCAACTTATTAAACCGTTGATAAAACAAAATCCAGCAGAGTGGAAAAGAGAAATCATTAAAACTGGTAGTTCGGAAGAGATGATTAAACTAGAAACAACTTTGCTAGAATCATTAGATGCTAAAAGCAATCCAATGAGTTTTAATCAACACAACGGTGATGGCAAGTTTACTAGAACAGGTGTAGTAGTATCAGAGGAAACTCGCAAGAAGCAAAGCGAGTCTATCAAAAAGGTTCATCCTAATAGAGGCAAGCCAAGTCCAAATAGAGGCAAAATAGCATCTGAGGAAACTCGCAAGAAGCAAAGTGAATCAAAGTTAGGGAAGAAACGCAAGCCATTTACAGAGCAGACAAGAGACAAGATTAGACAGGCAAAGTTAGGTAGTAATAATCCAAGTTATGGTAAAGCACCAAGCGAGGAGACTAGAGAAAAACTACGTCAGGCCAATCAAGGTAAGAAAGAAACTTTTACCTGTCCGCATTGCGGTAAAGTAGGTAGCGGAGGATCAATGACAAGATGGCATTTTGAAAATTGTAAACATAAAGGAGAATGAAATGAGTTGGGTCGAGCAAATTAAAGAAGCGTTACCAGGATACGCGAAGGATATAAAGTTAAATTTAGATTCAGTTATTAAAAGAAGTACCTTAACAGACGAAGTTGCTAATGCTTGTGCGTTAGCGGCGGCTTTCGCTACAGGCAATGGTAAATTAGTTACATTTGTTAGTAGTAATTTTACAGAGGAACAAGCCGTTGTTCGTGATGCCGCACTAACAGCGGCAAGTTTGATGGCAATGACAAATAGTTGGTATCCATATGTTGAAATGGCAGATGATGAACAGTTAAAAGGTCTACCTGCACAGTTACGCATGAATGCTATATCCACACATGGCGGAACCACCAAGGCCAATTTTGAAGCATTTAGTTTAGCTG